CTTGCCCAACCAGCTAATCTATTTTCAAATCTTTCATAGAATGGCTCACAATTTGCATTACCATCTAATTGGTATAAATCTTGGTGTAGGTTGCCTCTTCTTAATACTCCTATTAATTTATTTACCACCCCTAATTGTGTGTTCAATATATCTTGTTCATTATTGTTGCCAGTAAATACATCTGTTGTTTCTGCTTTATTAAAGTCAACTACATCCATTGTTAATATAGTTACATTAAAGCGTAACACCTGTTCCTCTTGTGATACTTGATTTATTATTATATGTGCTAACGGAAAGATAGTTTGTTTGTTTAAATCAACCTCAGTTATATCTCCAGTAGTTACTGTGTTGCAGTTCTCATCTGCTAATAGTTGTTCTTCTATTTTTTCTAATACTAAATAAAATCCTCTTATTCCTCTATGGCTCATTTAAAATTCTTTTTTATTAATCTTGATTCTAGTTCTTGTTTTTCTTTTTCATAAGTTAAATAATATAAACATTGATGTACATTTAATCTAGAGATATTTTCAAATCTTGTAATGTCTCCTTGAGCGATTGCATAAAGGGAGTTATACCATCCATATTTTCTAGTAAAGTTTGTTCGTCCATCAAGTTGTCCGCTTGAAGTTTCTCCGTATAACTGGTCATAGCTTTGCATAATTCTATCCCTAAATTGTAAAAAAAAAACCAGTGAACTAAATACAACCCTAATGGCATCTGATTATATTTATTATAATCGCCAGGCTCATAATCAGTTATTAAATACTTTCCGTTTTTAATTATAGTTACTGGCCTGTATAACACAGCCATTGCTTTTTCTATTTCTTCCCAATTACCAATGTATGTATCTAAATCAACATATTCACCAAAACTCATTTCATCTAAACTAGGAACAAACCCATATTCAATACCATCCATTTTAAACCTGTTTATTAAAGCGGGTTTAGATTCTAACAATAAAAAGATTCTATTTGTTATATCATTAATATCACTTGCTTTCATTCTACGAACACTTATTAAAGGTATATTACAAAATATTCTAATAACCTCTAATTGAACTTCGCTATCTTTTAATTCACCTAGTTTTGAAAACTCTTTGTATTGTGCTAGTGTTAAGTCATTTAAAGATGTTGGTATTGTTATTGTTGTTTTCATATTAATATATAAACTTTTTAAAATTATTTTTGTTACTTAATTAATTGTGTACTTACCAAAGTTTGGTCTGCTTAATATACTGTATGTTGCATATCTAACTGCATCAACAATATGGTTGTTCTTATCTTCTGGGCTGTTGGTTAGTTTACCAGATTTATCTTCTTTCCATTTATAGTTTCTAAACTCTTGTATTGCGTTATTACTATCAGTTGTTATGTATATCTTATACCTCTTCAGTAAATCTATACCAGCGTTAACAGAATCCCTACCTTTTAGTGATGGTCTTATATTCCAACCCATTCTTCTAAGTTCCTCTATTAATCTAGGTTCGCTACTATCCATATATATTTGGTCCCTAGCTATATTGCTATCTCTAAAGGTATTATGTAAATCCCTAGTTGTCATCTGTGTTCTATATAAGTGTTCTTTGATATATAAGTTATGGTCTAAGGTGTATACACTAACTAAAGTTGAGGGGTCATTAGAATAACCAGCATCTGCGCCATAAGATATTAACTTGGCTTCTTCTGGTATATAACTACATTCATAATATTTAAATATAGTAGCTTTACTTATACCCTTTAAACCTAAACCATATATTTGCCAATACTGTTCATCGGTTTGTTTTAATCTTTCTATTTCTTCTTTTATAGTTTCTTCTAAGAAAGGGTTATCTAGGTAAGTAGTTCTAAAGAAATCACAATCATTCCTAGGTATTACTTTGTCATATATCCAATGGTACTCATCACTTGGGTTATAGTCAATAACTATTTTATCATCTGTTCTAAATATAAGTTGTTGCCAATCTTCCCAGTTTAATTCATTAGCTTCATTGATAAACAATAAGTTTCTTTTACGTCCTCTAACTTTCTGTGGCATATCTAAACTAATAAACTCAACTAAATTGCCATAGAGTTTATATTCGCTATTAGATTTATTATGATTGTCTTCGTTGTATATGTTTAACTTACGCAGTATATCTAGGAAGTCTCTCATTACTGAAGCCCTTAAACTAGGGAATGCCTTTCTACATATAGTTATGATTTTATCTTTGTTCTGTGCACAGTACTCTAATATAACCCATAGCAGTATGTTATAGGTTTTACCTGACCTAGTACCGCCCTGCTCAACGACTATTTTTTTGTCGCTGTTCTTTAGGTGTTTAAAAACCTTATTTGTCTGTATCTTCTGTTTTGTCAATTACCTCTACTACAAAATTAGTAGGTGCGCCATCAGCACCAGTGATTTCTTTTCTTTCTATGTAATCTCTTTTCTTCCCTTTGGTTTTTAAATAGAAAATAGTAGATGAGGGATTGCCCTTTTCGATTTGTTCAAATAACTTAGATTCAACAAAGTCTAATGCTACGTTAGATAGTTCATCAACTTGTTTTTTAAAATCCTCATCATTATTATACCAATCATAATATGTGGTTCTCCCTACGCCAGACCTTTTACAAGCTGTTGTAACAACTCCTAGGGATTTTTCTAACGCTTCTAGTAATGCTTTTTTATGGTGTTCGGTTTTGTTCATTTATTCTAGGGTCTTTATTATTTTTTCTTTTAACTGCCCTTTCCCTTTTTTTAAGATTAAGGCGTGTTACTTCTTGTTTATACGGGTAACAGTGTTCTAATTGTGCTAAAGTATAATATACTATACTAGCCCTATAAAAATCTTCTTTATAGGGTTTTATAGGCATAACTCCGTGAATTTCTTTTTGCCCACTAAATATACATAAAGCACCATCACTTTGTTTTAAAGCTATTTTGTAGTCAGGTAAAACAAGTTCACCCCCTGTACATTTTTCTTTAAGAATCAACACATTACTAAAACTATTTTTTATATTACCGCTGTCTTTATGGTATTTTATAGCGTGGTTTACATTTATGTTAGCTGTTGTATATGGTGAGTCTATTAACCTGTAATCATCATTAACTTTTTCACGTGCTTTAGTTAAGTCGTAATCATAAAGTTCTGGGAGGTGTTTTTTATATATATCACATAAAGTTTTTTGAAATGTAAATAGCTTGTTTGTGTTTTGTTTTTCCTCACTTGTTTTATTACTGAACCTACAAAAGTCATTCCGCAGAGCTACCCTAGGTAATGCGCCAAATACACTGCTTTTAGTTGGTAATGTATTTGCCCTGTATGTTTCTACATATTTAGTTTCTTTCACTGCTTCCCTCACATAGGTTAAAAGTTCCTTATCTATGTTGACATATATACCAATACAAACTCCATCTAAATAAAAAGCTGTGTTTTCATCTATCACGGTATCATAATGGTTTTTATTCGGTGTTGTTTTTAATAACGCTGTACTGTCTTGGTATTTAACTAAATTATATCTTTTCATTTTCTATTATTTTGTAAATCAAAGCCCTGTAATCCTCGCATTGATACCTGCCTAAAAGTATTTCAAGTTTCCCTACAACATTTGCAAATTCTTCTGTTTCAAAAGGGATTGTAATATTTTTAATTTTAGCATCTAAAAACCTATCTAATTTTTCATCTAAACTATTTATGCTATAATCTGTTTCATTACTTACGCTTTCTTCTGGTTGCCACACATCAAGACCCCAATCTTTTAATTCTTTAGTTTCCCAGCCATTTGCTAACATATCCCAATCCCATTCACCAAAGTTACTATTATCTTTAACAATAAATTCTAACTTTTGCTTTTCAGTTAATTCTTCTGCCTGTATAGCATACACTTCAGTTAGCCCTGCTTTTACTGCTGCCTTATAACGCATATTGCCACCTAGTATAACATTGTTTTCATCAACAACTATTGGTCGTAACTCTAACATTTGTGGGAATTCTTTAATACTATTAACTAGTTTATTAAATTTATAATCTTTTATTATTCTCGGATTATCTGTGTTTGGTTTAACTTTATTTATATTTATT